TTCCCATTCTCTCCATTGGTGAAGTGAACCAATCTTAATATAATCATCAGCAACTAATACATTACCTTCAACTTTAAATCCACATTGGTCTTGTAATCCACCGGTTACGTTTACGATGATTGGAGTTCCAGCCATTACTGATTCTGCGGTTGCTAGACCAAATCCTTCGTTATTAGCAATGTTGATTGTACAATCCGCTAAGTTATAGTTCCAATTTAATTCTTGTTGTAATCTTCTTTTTTCAGAGAAGATGATATTACAATTCGAAGCCACCGCATCGATTACTGCAGGTAAATCGGTTCCGTTTTCATCAACAGGTTGTGTATGCATTACCAATACACATTTATCTGCTTTTTCCTTACCAATCTTATCACAAAACTTTTGGAAAGCTACGATAACATCAGCTGGTTGTTTTCTTCTAATATTTCGGTTACTCCAATATAATACAAAATCATATTCCTTATCACCTAAAATTTCTTTACGATATTCGGCGGGTACATCGGTTGGTTTATATAAATCGGTATTGATGCCATGCGGTACATAACTTACTTGCCAATCTGCTTTTGGTTTCCAAGTTGGTTTAGTATCCAATGCTGATAATCTCTTAATGATACCATAAGTTTGACGAGAAATACATCCAATCCAATCACAACTTTCATAATAGTTACGATTATATAATGGGTCTGGTAAATCATCCCAAATTGCGTAGAAAAGGATTGGTACATTTTGTCTGATTTCATGTTCGATATCATACAACCATGTCCAATAACGAGGGTCAGTAAAGTGTAAGATAGCATCTGGCTTTTCGGTATTGATTAATTGTCTAATCAAATCCGCATTACCATAACCATTCCAAGGAAGTATTTTTAGAGAAGCATCTGCTACTCCATAGTTCTTTTGAATATCTTCACTTAAATCTAAAATCTTACCAGCTTCGGGGTGATTGATTGCGGCTCCTACTTGAAACCAATCGTATTTGTGTATTGTCCCTAAAACGAATTCTTTGGACATTGTAGCGATACCACTCGCCATTCTTAAATCATCTGAAAGTAACAGAATCTTTTTCTTTGCCATAACGTATTAATGTTGTTAAAATTGTGAACCTGAAATTTGTAGTTGTAAGTACTCATTCATTTCTTTTCTAAAATCTTCATCCTTAACATATCTTTCAACTGTTCTATTTACCAGCTTTTGAAGTGTTACATCCGAATCAAACGAAACTTTTTTAAATGATGAATACACATCTTTCAATATCTTCACAGTTGTAAGTTTTGTGTTTTCTTGAATCATTGTCTTGTGTATTTAATATATTTGTATATATAAGTATATACAAAAATAAAAAACAAACAATTTTATCAAGGTTTTCCGTCACAATGTTTTCCTAAGAATTGACACCATTTGCAATTCTTTTTATTATTACCAGGAACTTTTGGATATGGTATATCGTTGTAATTACCACTATCATCAAAAACGGTATCAATGAATTCCATAAAGTTACCATATACCTTTGTTACCGATGGAGTTCCACTAGATGGTACGTGTTTAGATATATATGGAACAGGGAATGCAGTATCTTCAGGTAATTTTCTCCTCATTATCTGATATTCAACTTTGATTTTAGTAAGTGGAATATTGAACAGTTCGGAATAGTATTTTTTATAAAGAAGTATTTGAGAATTTTTGAGCTCATCTGCTTTTTGATATTGATTCCATCCCTGAGTAGATGTTTTTAAATCAACAATGATTATTGAATTCTCTGCTAAATCTCTGAGTACAATATCAATGAATCCAATAAAATGAACACCTTCTTTGATTTTAGCGTTCAAAGGAATTTCAATACCAACTAATTCGTATCCAGATTTTGAATAAAATTTACTACAATATTTTTTGAACCAAGTAAGTATCCGTCTACCATCTCCATAAAATTCTTCTAATTCTATTTGTTCACATGGTATCCCTTCACTTAATAAGTCTTTTTCTTTTTTGAAATTTTCTTTTAATCTTTCTAAAAGAAGTTTATCCAAATCAATTTCATCTGCTTGCTTTTTTGAAACACCATACATAACCGATAAGTAATGTTGGATAGTTTCGTGCATAGCCGAACCAAATATTGTGTGAATGTTACCAGAACTCTCACCCAACTTATCTATGTAATTTAATTTATATTGTTGTGGGCAACTGCTCCACATTGAGTATTGTGAAAATGATACTTTAGCCATTATGTTATTTTATTGTGTAAAGATACGAAAAAATGGTGAGATTACCAAATTAAACTTTTAATTTTAACTTAGTAATCTGTTTAGGGTCAGTACCATACGCCTCCGCAATTCGTTTAATTTCTTCCCTTCCTGTAGTACTTTCATAAAGTATATCCAAATATTCGGATGCTTCTTTGGTAGAAACCTCATACCATTTTGCAACCAATTGGATAATCCATTCTTCGTAATCCTTTACGGACTTACCCTTCATATAACGAAGATAAGTTTTACCTTTTGGTATAACACCGATAAGTGCTCTATAAACTGCTTTTGGTGGTGCCTCTTGAATATATGGTTGTATTTCTGCTATAAGTTCTACCCATTCTGGATTCATAGACATATAACGTATGATTAACCAATTACTCCAAGTTTTTTTATCGGCATCATCTAACTTGTCCCAATACTTTGGGTCTTGTTCTTTTGTAATTGCATTTATGTGGTCAAATAATCCTTTTGCCATATTATACTTATTCTTCTATTTTTAGACCCGGAGGTAATAATTCATTAAGTACTTCACCACAATCACCACAAAGGAATAATTCTACCGGTAGTACTTCATCCTTTGGTTTACCAGTTAATAATTTTGAAATCTTACGAAATCCAAAACCTTGTACAAAAACTTCACCACCACATTTCTTACATGCAATTGCTTCCGTTTTTTCTAATGAAACTGGTTTTTCTTCTATTGGTTGTCCACCTGCTCCTAAAATGTTTGCCATATTAAATTAAATTTAAAATTTGAATTAGTGTTGCCGCTGCTATAATTTCTTTATCAATTGCTACCGCAGATTTAGCAACCCCATCACCTAAAACTAAAATTACATTCGCAGTATTTTCTCCTGCATACTCATCTACCTTATCATAAAGTAATGTATAAAGGTCAGAAAAATCAGTTGCCTTTGAATCTAAGATAGCTTGTCTGATGTTCATATATTTGTTCCTCTTATCATCCTTAGATTTAAGGATTTCCAAAACTTTCATTTTGTAATCATTTTCTAAAAGATTTTGAACATCTACTTGTAATTTACCTTTTAAAGAATTAAGTTGACAAGTATTGATAATTTTACGAATATCGGGATATGATGAATCAATGATTGGAACTAAATCTTTTGGGTCAAACTGAACGTTTTCTACTTTCAAAATTTTACTCATTTGAATTGCCACATCTTTTTTAGTTGGCGGTGTAATTTGAAAGGTTTGACAACGGCTTTGAATTGGTTCGATAATTTTCTCAATATAGTTACAGGTTAAAATAAATCTGCAATGTTTTGAAAAAGTTTCCATTAAGTTACGAAGGATTGCCTGTGCGTTGGGAGTCATATAATCAAACTCATCTAAAATGATGATTTTGTATTTTTTAAAACCCATCGATGATGCAAAGTTTTTAACTTTTGTTCTAACGGTTTCCACATTGTTTTCATCCGATGCGTTGATAACCATATAATCACAATCAATTGATTTTACAATCAACTTTGCCAATGTTGTTTTTCCAGTACCCGCTTTACCAAAAAATAATAAGTGTGGTACATCTTCACTTTCGATATATCCAGCAACTTTACTTTTTAAATGCTCATTGCCCACATAATCATCTAATTTAGATGGTCTATAACGCTCTACCCATAGAGAGTGATTTATTTGTTCTTCTTCTTTAAATTCAAACATATTTTTATTTTTTAATTTCCGGTTGAGCCAAATCCGCCTTCACCTCTTTCCGTATCTGATAATTCTTGTACTTCCTCAAATTCAATTTGTGGATATGGTAATATAATAATTTGTGCAATTCTATCACCTACTTTATAAAATTCATTTGATGAGTCTTCAGTATTTTTTGTTTCATCGTAAAATCTTTCGCTACCAAATATTTTATTAAAGGTTGCTTGTATTTCACCTCTATATCCACTATCAATTACACCAACTGAATTACTTAATTGTAAGCCAGTCTTTCTAATTGATGAACGAGGAAATACTAATCCTACAAATCCATCTCTAATTTCCATAGCCAATCCCGTACCATAAGTTATTTGTTCGGGTGTATCTTTAAGGATTTCAGTTGCTACCAAATCCATCCCAGCATCACCATCTTTAGCGTACTTTGGGATTACTGCGTTAGGCTTCAGCCTCTTTATTTTCACTTTCATTGTTATAATTTTTAAATGCTTCTTTTTGTTTTTGTCTTAAAGATTTACCTTCTTCGGTAAGTTCTCTAGCAAATAGTTTAAACACTTTACCGCTTTTACCATTTTGAAAAGTTATATAAGAGTTTTCTACATTAGTAATTGTAAAAATTACTTTAGGGTCTTCATTGTTATCCGATTCATCATCAGTCCAAGCAAACACT